CTGGTCAATGCGACCTTCCAAAGATTTTGTGATGTCAGAGCGTTGAGATAAAGCTGCGTCTTCCGATGAAGAAAGGTCTTCTTGCAGTAGCGCCCTAAGCTCGTCTATCTCTGTCTGCCTAGCCAAGCTGCTTGCTTCATCGGCAACTTGGTTTTCTGTTATAAACTTTTCGTACTGGCTGGAAGCCATGTCTTCTGTGCTGGGCTGAATAGATTGAAGCGTAGACATTGTAGGAGATTTCGGTGCAGCCCTTGTGCCACGGTCATAAACCGGCTTCTGCATTAAGTAATCATCTAGGTCGCTATATGCAGAGCTTGAGCTTCCGTATGCGTCTAATGCGTTTTGTAGGTCATTTGATACCGCCATTACATTAAGCCGCCTATGTCGATGTTACGCATAATACTGCGTATTTGTTCTGGGGTAGGCCCGTTACCAGCTCTGGGCAGTATTCCACCGCTGCCGCCACGGGTTGGTGATCTTGCAATCTTGCCAAACATTCCGCCTTTGTATGGTCTGGTACTTTGAGGGTTTTCTACCCCTCCAAACATTCCACCGCGAGGTTGTGGTCTTGCAGGCATTTGTGGTTGTTCAGCTTTTTGAGCGGCTTGCGTTGCAAGCTTTTGAAGCATACCAGCCAAGCCATCTGTCTGCGGTCTTTTACGCATCATATTGTCACGCAGGCGCGGATTTGGTAAAGGCGGGGGTCTTTTTTGTGGCATTTCGCGACTTTGCTTTTGCTTTAACGCCTCTTGTAGTTTTTGCAGCATGTCTGGCGCTGGCATTTGAGGCCGAGAGGGCATTGGGCCACCTTTAAACGGCCCTCTAGGTAATTGTTTAAATGGCGAAGGCAGCGGAGTTACGTTTTCTTCGTCTCGATCATCTATGCCATTTCTATTTTCGTCTATAAATTGCATTGATCTTGGCCCTCGACCAAGAATAGGCCCACCGTCTGAAACAGGTGGCGCAGGCATTTGGTTTTTTATGATGTCAAAGATCGACCCCAAACCGCCTAAGCCGCCAGTTGTGTTAGGCTGGCTAACATCATCACCCAGCCGCGCTCGTTCTTCTGCTTCAAATTCTTCTTGAGTCGGCCCGGTATATGGGGCATGTGGCTTACCTGTAAAAATGTTCACCGAGCCAAAATTATCTAAAAAGTTTTGGTATGACTCAGGATTATTATTCCTAGCCATAGAAATTGAACCCATATCTCCTGCCATTTGACTCATATCATTCTACCAATTTTTGCAAGACCAATAGCCTGCTGCGAAAACGTCTTTCTTCTTTTGAACCGCATCGCAATTATGGCGAGCGCGAAAAGAAGCTCGGTTCTTGGGCTGATCTCTCTTGATGCTCATCTTAGAGTCGCCATAACGCACAATCTTAACCTGATCACCTTTTTTGGCTAAAACTTTAAACTTCTTGTTCTCGCCGGGTGTGCGAACCTGCTTATTGTAGCCGGGGAACGACTGGCCCGAATAGGTCAGTCGCCCAGACTTTGATCTTTTTACATCGCTAGTGTCAGCCATTATGCATGAAACACTGTCAGAGTCAGAAAGGTTGAAACCGTGTACTGGATGTAGATACCTTCTTTGAAGACCACCCCGTTCTCTGGAACTACAACGTCTCTGGTTGCGTCAGCATCACCTACCGAACTGATCTTCATCAAGCTGGTGCCAGCCGTGGATGTGGTCAAAAACTCCACCGTCCCAGCCGTTGCCGTGCTCGTAAGAAAAGCGCCCTTTAGCCGAGATCGACCCAAGAACACAATGCTTGCAGAGTCCCCGCTAATGCCTGCGATTATTGTTCCCGCAGGATCGCCAACAGCCGTGATTGAGGCAATGCTCAAAAAGAACTTTGAGCCAGTGGCTGCGCCACTATCCGCGCCGGTTATTGATTCAGTTTGCGCGACGCCATTTATGTCGGTTCCGACCACCGTAAACGATATTCCGTCGTCATCGCCGCCAGAGGTAATTGTAATTTTTCTAGCATTGTTTAGTGCTACAGCACCGCCCGAAGCAAGCGCCCCACCGATCACCAGTGCCGCATTGTTTGCTACCTGAGCAGAAACCGAAATGCCGTTGGGATCAGCAGCTAAAACGTCAGCCGTGATGGTGACTGATTTTACGTCAGACATTCCCATAATCTTCTCCTAAAAAGAAGGGGCGTTGCCGCCCCTTAAAAGCTTAACTAAGCATTGTATCCGAAGAATTCGATAAGGATCTTGCCTGCGGTGTAGTTTCCATCAGTCGCCGCGCCTGTAACCAGATATAGGAACTTGCTGGCGGCAGGAGGAACAGGTATACCAAGTACAGATCCAGCAGCTAAATCGCCACTGTTAAGCATTTGAACCTGATTACTCAACGATGTAATTGCAGCATCTTCAGCACCTGTTGATTCATCGGCATACCAAAGATCAATATCTGGGTCACCGCCTGCTGGAGTCTCCATGCAGCTAAGCTTGCCGCCAAGAATGGTTCCGTTTAGCGCAACAGTTGTTGTACCAATGTTTGAAGAGGCAGTGCCTGCTTTACCAATGATGTCGCCACTGCCAGAAGATGCTAAACCAGTCAGGTCTATAAGGATGCTTGTGTGCCACAGTCCACCAGCTTGAGTGACTGTAGAAGCATAGATCGTGCCTGTACCAGTAGTGATACCAGTACCAGCTTCTGGGCCTGCGTTGCCCGTAAGTGTGGTTACGCCAGTTACACCAAGAGTGCCGCCAACCGAGGCGTTTGTGCCGTAGGTGCTGTTAGTGGTTACTGTGCCAGTTTTGGCAGCTATCGTAACGTCTGAAAAACCGTTTTCGGAGCGTACTGCTCCATTGAAAGTTGTACTCGCCATCTTAAATTCTCCTTACGAGAGTTAAACCCCAGAATCTTCGTAAGCGTCCACTGAGCTGGTTTCTAGGGTTGAGTTGATCTCAGGCCACCAGTCTATGCCAATATCACCATAAAAAAAAGTTAAGTTATTTTCATTTATTTGTGTATAAGGCATAAAAAAAGGGGGCATAAGCCCCCTTTTTTATTGCTTGGTATCTACGCGCCTTGCGAGCCGTAGATGCCACGCCAGTCACTAAAGCCAAAGCTGTAACGCTCACGGGCCTTGTAACGGATGTTACCTGTAGTGAAGTCAGGCTCCATTGTGGTTTCCATCGCTGTTCTCTGGAACATCTTCAAGCCTTCGCCTGCGTCAGTTACTGAGGTCAAGATGAAGAACGCATCTGGGTCAGTCAGGTAATGGTTTACCGTGTAACCGCCGGGTAATACACCCGTGTTGCGTATTGAGTTGATGTCGTTGTCGGCAGTACCAGAACGCAAAGTAGAGTTCAAAATACGGTCAGCAACAAATACCAACTGAGGTGGAACAACAAGCTTAGACGCTTGAACGGAAATCGTTAGACCCTTGTCATCAGTAAATGTGCTGATGTCGATCAGCGCATCTTCCAAAGACGTTTCGTTCAAGTCAGCCATTGACGTTGCGCGGTTAGCGGCAGTACCGCCACCAGCAAGTGCGTGAGCTGTGTTGATCAAAGACACGCCGTCACCGCCAGTGAAGCTTGAGCTGAACGCATTGTTCAGTACATCAGCACCCTTGACTTCTTTGGTGTTCGCCATAGAGCGAGCCAAAGCTTTAACGTATCGCTTACCTAACGAATCGTATAAGTTGTCTTCGACAGCTTCATCGGTGAGCGCGAACGCTAACGCAATGGTGTCGTGAGTATAACGTGCGGTGAAAGACTCAGTAGCATTGTCAAAGACAACGCCTTGGCCTTCAGTTTTGGTTGGTGCATTACCGAAACCAGTAATGAGGACTTCTTCTTCAAAGGCTCTTTGAGAGTCTTCTATAGAAAATATTTCCTCATACTCGCGGTCATAATCCGAGTAAGAATTTCCAAATAACGCATTAAGTCCCGGTTCAAGCTCTTTAGCGAGCTGTGCTCTTGAAATAGCCATAATTTAGCTCCTTATTATGCTAAGCCTGCGCCTTTTATGCCGTACAGGTGGTTTTGGATAGTAACCAACACATTAGTATGTGCGGCGGCTACGTCTGAGTTTGCTGGGTCTTGAGATATGTCTATTGCTTTAACTGACAAAGTTAAGCCAGTACCACCATCCGTGACTTGAAGCTCAGCTCCAGAAATGCCAGTTTTGGTAGATCCAGCAGTCGTATAGACAATATCAAAGTTACCAAACAAGTCAGCAATTGGGAAAGCTATAGCAGCTTGGATCTCAAAAACAACCATTGGATCATCAATCACAAATGCGATGATGTCAGCAGCGTCAGTGCTTGCAGGGTAAAAATTGCTAAAGGTTTGCTCACCAGACGCTGGGTCTGTGAACGAACAACCATTAAACACACCACAAATCGGCACAGTCCCGCCATCTGCATGAACCTCTATGCCGCCACCTGTAACCGCCGCGACCATGTCGCCTTGGAAAATAGATGTGCCATAGTCAGCCGCAATACGATATCGACTCTGACCGCCTGAGTAGGGTGCGCCACCAATCATTCTGACTGGCTTCATTCCAAAAGCAGC